TCAGATATGCGTACAACCTGTGATTTTGCTGCATCTGTTGCAGCCTCACGTGCTACTGGGTCTGTAATTCCCTTGGTGTACTGCTTAATCAAGTCTTCTGCGTAGCCACCAGGTGCATTAAGGTCATCGTAGTAGCGAACTGCTGCGTTAATTACCAATGGTTCACGTGAGAAACGTGCGTTTGACTCACCTAACCAGGTCCATCCACGCTTAGATAGGTCAGTAAGGATGTTCTTGCTTTCCATTACTGGCATAAATGCAGGTCCTGCTACAGATGCTGGAAAATCTTCAATGTTTGTTGGTAGGTCTTCTAGGTTAAAATCCTCTAAATCAATGAATGCTTTACCATCTGCATCTACTTTACGGATCTTACCTAGTAATTCCATATTGATAGACTTGCCATCTTGACGACTAAAGAGATTTCTTAGGTCATCATAGATTGCTGCAGCGTGTTGCTGTGGTGTGTAGCCTTCTTTTGTATATCGCATAAAGGTTGTCAGTTGATCGCCAAATGACCCGATATATGGTGCTAGTTCGTTAACAAAATCTTCTTGTGTAATCTTATCGTCAAACAGTTGGATAGCACGCTCACCGAGATCATCAGTTCCGCGAATAATAATGTTCCAACCCCAGGCAAGTTTACCCTGGTCATCAATAAGAGACTTCTGTGTAAAGCCACTGCCACCGATTGGACGCATTGCCTTGTCATTAAATGTAAGTGCAACAGTCTTTCCATTACGATCTGCAGTTGCTATCGCACGTGATGATGCGTTAAGCCCACTGATTGCGTTAGATGCGCCTTCGCCTGCTCCACGTAGTAGAGCATCTAGGTTGCCGTACTTAACAAAGTCTTTGATATGGCTTGGTAGTTTTTCCAAGATATCTACGTTAGCAGCGTCATTGATTTTAGAACTTAGCAAAGCCTCTGCCATAATAATACGGCGCTGTTGCAATCTTTGCTGTGAAGTTAAACCACGATATGAAGCAACATCTTCGTTCTTGAGGATTCCTTGCTTAATCAATTGCTTGATTGCTTCGACTTCACCATCAACTGCAGCAAGGCGAGTCTTGAAGTACTCTTGATCCTTGCGCTTAACAACACGGTTAATCATACCTAGGTCTTGTCCAGAACCTAAGCGAATCTTAGTTGCTGTACGACGTGAACGAGCAGTCTTGAGAATTGATTGACCATTGAGAATACCCATTGTGTAATCTTCAATAGCATTACGTACTGGGAAACGTGGACCTGCGATAGTTCCAAATGTCCAAGCATCTACTATACGTTCAGCACCTTCTTTGTATTGCATACCTAATACACGGCTGAGCCAAGATTCACGTCCTGCAAAGCGCTGCATATCGCGTAGACCAATAACACGAGAAACATTCGATGTCTGTGCAAAGTACAATGCGCTATCAATGCCATCAACTTCTGATGGAATAGAACCATCTGCGCTACGTGCTGAGTAGGTAGCACCTGTAAAAATTTCATCTGAGATAGCCCTGAGTAACTTACGTCCACCCTCAGTCTTATCTAATCCGATAAGGTTTCCAACTGTTGCCTGGATACCCTTCATCATTAACTTGCGTTGACCCACATCAGATGATGCGTAGATCTCAGTAAACGCTTTAGCGTGGTATGAACCTAGCGCTTGACGTGAGTAACGGAAAAAATCTTGTGGCGCTGTTTTTGATGTATGGTCAAATGCTTCATCATCCACCAATGAAGCAATAGGTGTGAACTTGGCCTTGATACGATCAAGACGATCAGCAAAATACTCTGGAGTAAATCGCTTAATGTTCTGACGGCCTTCGATAATCTTGCCTGCAAACGCTGTGCCTGCTTCTACTGGAGATAGTGTTTCACTACCTACAATAGCCTGAAGCAATGCTGAGTCGTCCGTCATTTCCATTGTCTGGATAAGAGCGCGAGAGTCTTTATCAATATCAAATATACGTCGTCCTGTAGTTAACGCAAGTACTCGCGCCTTGCGTGCAGGAGACATACGTGGTGCTAACTTGATACGTGCACCAGCCTGACCGTAGAGCATAGGCTCAACCTTTGAGGCATCTGATAGGAAAGCCTTAGCAGTATCTAGGTCCCACTTGCTACCAAACTCTTTGTCGCCAAAAGACTTGAAAGAAACAATAAAGTCATCGCTTAGTTCTGGTGCAAGATCGTTAAGTGCAGTACGTGCTGCAACAATATCCTCAGTTACTCCTGAGTTCTTTGCAGCAACATACTTTGTAAAACGATCTGTGTAATCTGTCCATAGGTTCTGTACATTCTTTGTACCGAAGATGTCTGTAGTATCAAAATACTTAGATACCTTCTCAGCACTACCAAGTTTTGCAGTTGCTGCATACTTGCCAGTAATTTTAAGAGCCTGTGATCCACCAAGGTAAACCTTACGTGCCTTGCCTAGAGCAAGTGTTGGATCCATAAAGATTCGATAGGTTGCATCTGTTGCACCTGAAATCCAAGAGTAGAGCATTCCATCACCCTCAAGATCACGAGGTAAGAATAGGTTTGCTAACTGACGACCTGGAGAATACTTAGCAGCGTTTACTTCTGCTACTGCATCACGAAGTAGCGGATCAATAATCTCGCGTGTTTCGCTCTGCTGTGCTTGTGCAGCAATACGCTTTTCTTCTTCGTTCTGTGCTTCTGCAAAAATAATAGCAGGATCAACACCTGCTGAAATACGCTTGGCTACGTTTACACGTGCTGCGCCATAGCGAGACACTGCAGTGTTAATGCGGTCTTGGATAAATACGTTCTCACCGTCACGACCTGCTTTGCCCCAGGCATCACCAAAGTTAATGTTTTCATTTGCAGCAATTGCACCAGTACGGTAGACGCGAGTCATAGTATCGGATGCGTAATCGAGTGCATCAAACAAAGTCTTTGCTGCTACCTTAAAAGGAGTAAAGGCGTAGTGAGCACCAGTTTCTAACCAAGAACGGTTAGGCTCATCTGAGTCTGGCTTGTTAGTACCAGTCAGTGCTACTAGCGACTGCTTCTTGTTGTTAGGTAACTTGTTAAACTCATCGTAGGCATACTGCTTAGGTAAATCCGATAAGCGCTGGTGTGTAGATAGCGCTGATGCAAGACCATCAATCTGACGAGTCTGTGACGGATTAAGACCTGCACGAAATGCAGCCTGCGATAAGTTAGAGTTCTTTGGCGTTTCTGCCATTACAGACCTCTGGATACGGCTTGCTGATAAAGGATTGCTATTTCACCGTCTGTATCGTATGGAAGCATCTGAGATAAAATGTCAGATAGTTTTTCTGACTGACCTGCATAACCCATTACCTCTGGTCCTGGGCCTGGTCCTACTGCAACACCTGATGTGATTGGTTCATCTGGACGTTGTGTTGGTGCAAACAATTCTGTGACAGGTGGTTGTGGCGCAGCCTGTGCTGCAGCCTGAACTTGACCTGTAGGTAATCCGCGAACATCTGGTGTTCTAGCGGTAGGTGCTCCTGCTATTTGTTCTGCCATAGCCTTACGGTCACCGTAATTTTCTGATGCTGGTAAATCTGTACGAACGGAGAATTTGCCAGGACCTGATACGCCCCTGATTGGGTTATCTACCATCGGTTTCCTCCTGTATCTTTTCTAAATCATTTGTAAATTGCTCCCAAGCCTTATTGACTTTGGAGTTTCTATTAGCGTTGTAGATTGCTATTTCCATTATCTCTTCTGTAAATGTAGATACAGATGATGCAATGTTGTGTGCAAATCCTGAAAGGGTAACTAAAAAGTCAGCGAAGTGTACTGGACGCGGAACATCATTGTTATTATTCTCCACGCCCAGTACCTTTCATTAGAATTATATTAACCCTTTTTTACCGCGTTGCCGCGACGACCTGCTGGCATCATTGATGGTACTACCTTGCCACCTGCTGGCTTAGAAGTATCCTTCTTGCCCTCGACTGGCTTTGACATTGGTGCTGCTGCACGTGATCCTTTGTTCATATTTACACCCCCTCTTTATGCTGCCCCGCCAATGGCGGCTAGTAGTTGGCCTATATCTGGACGTTGAGCAGCAGCGGGTGCGCCTCCTGGTTGTTCTGGAGTTGGCTGCGAGGCAGGGGCAGGGAGTGCTCCCGCTGCTGGAACTTGAGGTGCACCTGGCATTAGTTCTGGTGCTACTGGCATCTCTGGCGCAGGTTCTGGCGCAAATGCCTTACCAATAATAGTTTCTAGTTGAAGTCCCTTTTGGCGACCTTGGATAACTTCTGCGATACGCGTAATGATTTGCGAAGGATCCTGACCTTGCGCTGCAAGGGCTGGAATGGCTTGAGCATACTGAGCAACAGCCACCCGCAAAGAATCGCGCATTTCTTCGATATCAACACGTTGTTCCTCCTGCGTTACGTTTAACTCCATTGGAATCTCACGACGTACATAGTCACGAGATACGAGTTTATCTGAACGCATTTGTAGTAAAGCAATGATGGCACGGTTAGGATCCATACCAGACATAATGCCGTAGCGAACATCTACACCGTAATTGCCATCAATCTGCTTTGATGGAATGTACTTCATATTAAACGGAGTACCATCATCTACGCCCTTGATTTCCTTTTGCATAGAACCAAAGATCTTCTCATCTACTTCAAAGCAAAGAGAAGCAAGGTCTGTAAACATACGAGCAAACTGTGCTTGTGCTGACTTAATCTGTGTATCAAAGCCTGCTTGTAGTGCTTGTACACCGCGACCTGTAACGATAGATGCATCAATGTTACCTGAGCGAACCTCTGGGTAACGAGAACCTAAACGCAATTCACGCTCTAGTACACCTGACTCTGTAAAGACTCCAGGTGGTAGTTCCAAAGGAACACGGCGGATACCTTGTGGATTAGCAGAACGCATAATTGCATCTGGACCAAGTGCCAACTCTTGCACATCCTGTGGGATAGCAATAGGTGCTTGGATAGACTTTTCTGCTGCTTGAATCTGCAATACTGCAAAGCGAGCACGAGCAAGTTGAACTGATAACACATCATCAAACTGTCCACGTGCTTCACCATCAATAGATGAGCGCATAGCAACGTATGCCATACACTTACCAATAGGGTTTGGAATGTTTGAGAGTACTAGGTTCTTACGCTCTGGAATAAAGATTAGATCCTGGTCTTTGTCGTGGTAGCGAACTAGTGACACATAAGGTGAGCCAGGAGAATAGACATTCTTTGGCATAATCTGGTCATAGAACTCTGGGTACTGCATTGCAAGTGTCTCAGCATCAGATGCCATTACCTGCGTGAGCGAGACGGTACGACCAAATCTATCAATCTCAGGATAAGTACCAAAAGGATTAAGCAAACGTATTCTCGGATTATTGGTTTCATAGTCCATCTCCACCATACCTGGCAACATACCGTAGGTGTTAAACCAATCAGCACCAGTATACATTTGAATTTGTAGTTCAGATGCGCTGATGTAATGGTTAACAATACGAGTACGTGTGTCTGCTGCTTTACGTGCTGAGTCTGAAACCATATTGGTTGCAGCGCAGTTAAATGATGGTAGCGGTGCCATTGCTTCTGCAAGGTCACGTGCTGCTACGTCAATAAAGTTAGCAACTAGAGGCTTTGGGTATTCCTCTGAAAACATTGCAGGGTAAACCTTGCTAATGTCTCCCTGACGTACAGAGAGCACATCACGCATTCTCTGGTCACGTGCGGAGTAGCGCGTCTGTAGGCGATTAACCTTGGCTACTACCTCTTTAGTTGATAACAATTTAAGTCCTTATCCCTTGTATACGTTTGCGCCGTATTTCTTCTTAAGAATCTTAAGCATTGCTGCATCTTGTGGAGTCATCTTTGTTTTAGCAGGTGCCTTAGTTGTTGTAGGCGTAGGAGTCTTAGTGGTCTTTGAAACTGCTGGGGCCTTTGGCTTTGTAGTAGTCTTTGGTTGAGACTTAATCATTGAATTAGAAACTTGTGGCTTACTAGAAGCAGAGCCAGTAATAACTACCTTTGCTGCTTGCTTTGCCTTTTCAGTTGTCTTTTTTAACATTGATGCAGGTACTTTCTTTTCCATATTTGGCATTGTTATCTCCTTGTTAGATGAACGTACGATCTTTTTCTGCGAGCAGTTCATCTATGTTGATAACTGTTCGTTTGCCTATCTCACTACGAGACAGGAATGGATTCTTCATATGGTGTGTCTTGTGCATACCTTGGTTGAGCATTTCACGGGCGCGGATCTCACAGAACCATAACGCCATCACCATATCGGTCTTACCCTTAGTAGTAGGCGACCAGGTAATTAGTTGCTCGATGAGCGCCTTAATGTTTTCAGTTTGGTCAGAAGGTAAATGAATAAGGTTGTCTCTGTGGTGTTTACCGTCGTGCTGCTTGGTGCCGAACAAAGTTGACATTGATGCAACACCGAAGCCTGAGTCCCACTTGTTGGATCCAGTATGGTGTTCCCGCAGTAGCACTCCTCTGGAGGCCAGGTTCTGACGGATTCCCTCATCTTGCGTAAGGAATGATTGGAATGCATTCTTTTCTACAATCCACTCGGTGGGCTGGTATAGCGCAGTCCAGTCAAAGATTATCTGACGGATTGCAGCAGGCGTAGGACGAGTAATCTTAATAGCATCAACGATATAGCGTTTATGACTAACCCGATCAATAGCGTAACAAACGACGGCTGTATCACCAACCATAGCGGGATCAAGACCACAAATAATTGAAAAGCCGCTAAGGTCACGCGGATGGCCTGGGTTACCAGGAACCAAGCGACCTGCTTTACGCATACCATCTATAGAACCTCGCACACATACTGGGTCAAAGATTGCATCATCTGATATATCCTGCTGCTGGTAAACCAGCGCCCAGGTAGAAGCATCCATTGCTTGTCGTTCGTTGTAAAGGTTACGACCATTCCAGCGTGGGTATAGTCCATCCTCATTCAAATCTGATTCCATCTGCCCATCAAAGGGAGCATCGGATGCTGGCCACAGGGTAACCCACTTGTCGGGGTCTTCGTGTGTCTCCAGTAATGCTGGCATTGCCAAGTACTTCCACGGTACTAGACCTCCAGGGTAGCGGTCCTCGGAGCGTAGTTCTTTGTAGAGATCAATTGCTGTAACGCGGGTACCGATAATGATTAACTTACCAGTAGGGTTAAGACGAGAACGCACATCCTGGGTTAACCAGCGGATTTGCTTCTCAAACTCGTTGGCGTTCTTTAATGTCACCGCATCGTCTACGATAATCATATCTGCACGCTTACCGTAGATCTGACCACCGATACCGACGGCTTCGATGTTTGGATCCTTTTCTGAGGATTCTCTCAGTTCATCACCAAAGGTCACACGGGTTGCTTGCCAAGAAGCGGTCTTAGAGTTAAACCCTACGCCAGCAGCGTAAGCCTGTTGCAGTGCTTCATAGTTAGGATGAGTCAGGCGTTGCTTGATGGCGTAGAGAAAGTCTGCTGCTAGTTGCTGAGTCTGAGAGACAATCAGCACACGAAAGTTAGGGTTCTGACATACCTGCCAGGTAACGTAGTCAATAGTTACCGTCATTGACTTGGCGTGGTTGGGCGGGATATTGATAAGAATACGGTTACTAGCCAGCCCAGGTTCGTACTTCATACTGGGATGTAGCCAACCAGGTTCTCTGCCTTCGATTACATCGATGAGGTTCTGCTGGTGTGGAAAAGTCTTGGAGTGTAGGTAGCGTTCACGGAACTCTGCAAAGGTCAAATCGTGGACATCGGATGAGGCAAAGTTCTTGTCCTTGAGTCCTAGGCGTGTTCGGTCCATCTTGTCTGCAAAGACCTTATCGGTCCTGCGGTAGTACTCGTAGGTCTTGTAGGATTTACCAGCAGCAGCCGTGGCTGCTTCGATGGTTAGGCCTTCTGCTACACCTGAAAGGATCAGACGCTTGGCGATGTCACTGGACTTCTCGGACATCTGGTCTCCTCTAATAGAGCGCCGAAGGCGCGTAAAAAAATTTTACTGGGGAAGAGATCTCTATACTGGAGATAGAACTATCCCCACTAAAAGCGGTGCCGTGCACCGCACAGTTCGGGCTTGACGCCCGAGCAAGCCGAGAGCGCAGCGAGGGGTAAGTTGGTGCTCGTCCTAGGGGGACTCGCGTAGTGCCAACGTAGCGAGTATCGGTCGTAAAACTAGTACTGGTTCGTTTTACTCCCTACTATATATAAGGCAGAAAAAATAA